GATTATATTACACCGGTGATGCAAGACGGTCAATTGTTCTATCATTGTTCGGCAAAAGGATTCCCAAGCACAATCCCAGCATCCGACATGTTACATTTTAAGGGCCAATGTTTAGACAACCCATTGGTGGGTGTGTCACCAATTGTTTTGCATGCCGAAACATTGGGAATTGATTTGGCGGCTATTTCAGGCAATGCCGGTGTGTTCAAAAATGGTGTGTTAAAATTCCTTTTAACATCAGACGCACAAATAAAACCCGAACAAGCTGGCCCATTGAAAAAGGGATTGGATGATGTGATTGATGGTGCGGCACGATCCGCCGTGTTGCCAAACGGAATCAAGATGGAAAAACTATCATTGACACCGGAGGAAGCGCAATATTTAGAAGTTCGCAAATTTGACGCTGAAGAAATTGCCCGCATTTTTGGTGTGCCTGGATCAATGATTGGTGCAAAAGAAGGTATCAAATCAAGTGTTGAACAAGAATATCAGGATTTTTACATGAGGACATTGATGGCCTATGCAATCAACATGGAACAGGAATTGGCGCGCAAATTATTGACGGAAGTTGATAAAATGACGCATTATTTCAAATTCAATTTTAATTCTTTGTTGCGTGCATCTGCAAATGATCGTGCGGATTTTTACAACAAAGGAATCCGTGGAGGGTGGTTGTCACGCAATGAAGCCCGCGAATTTGAAGATGCTAACGGATTTGATGGAGGTGATGAATATTTGATTGAAACCAATTTAATGCCATCATCAAAAATTGATGCATACATGGATGCTAAGATTGAGCAACTGATGGCCAGTGCAAACAAAAATAACAACCCCAACGGGGTAAATAATACCGAAGTAATCTAATGAGACAAGAAAAACGCACATTTACAGGATCCGTGCATGTGAGAGCTGCCGGCGATGGCATGCCTAAAGAAATTGGCGGAATCGCTGCCGTCGTTAACAGTGTAACTGATTTGGGAATGTTTGAAGAAGTAATACTTCCCGGAGCATTTGATTACGCTTTGTCTAAAGATTACGACATTCGTTGTCTGTTTAATCACGAAAGCGAGTTAATTTTGGGCCGCACTAAAGCAGACACTTGCAAAGTGTTTGTGAATGCTGATGGAAATTTGGAATACACCTGGGTCCCTGATTACGAAAACCCCACGCACATTAGCGTAGTGCGTTCAATTATGCGCGGAGACATTACACAGTCATCATTTGCGTTTACTATCAAGGAACAAACGTGGGCAGATTCTACCAAATACGGAACAATGGGCAAGCGCACCATTAAAGTTATTGAGGATTTGTACGACGTTTCACCCGTTACATATCCAGCCTATGAAGAAACCGAGGCCGATGCGCGTTCAATTATAAAAATGCGTGATGAAGAAATTCAAATCAAAGCCGCAGAACAATCACAAATTGATGCAGATATTTTGAAAGTTGCACTACTGCGTTACAAAAACCTTTAAAATAAACAAATAATCATGAATAAAATTAAAGCCCTCAAAGAAGAACGCGGCCGCCTGTTAGGCGAATTGTCTGCGTTGCAAACCACCATTGAAAAGGAAGCCCGTTCAATGGCAGAAAGCGAAACTAACCGTTTGGCTGAAATCGAAGCCCGTTTGGGTGCAATTAAAGCTGAGGTTGAAACCTTGGAAAAATTGCAGAACTTGGCTGCTCAAGCCGCTGGCAATGTTGCTAGCCGTAGCGAAGAAAAAGAAAAAGAAGCAATGAAGGAGCAATACTCTTTCAAGCGTGCAATGGAAATGGCTATCACTGGCCGTCGTGATGGCGTTGAAGCTGAATTTAACCAAATGGCAGCTGCTGAGTTCCAGCGCTCTGGTGTTTCTGTTTCTGCTCATTCCATGAAAGTCCCTAGCGAAGTTTTCAAACGTGACATGTCTGTAACTGGCGGAACTTCAGGTTCTGAAGGTGGCGTAAACGTGCAAACTAATGTGGGTAGCATTATCGACGTGTTGTTGCCTAAGACTGTTTTGCGCGGTTTGGGTGTTCAGCAGTTGAGCGGATTGGTTGGTAACTTGGATATGCCTACAGCATCTACTGTACCTTCTGCCGGTTGGAATACTGAAAACGGAACTGCAACTGAAAAGTCACCTGCATTCAGCAAAGTAACTTTCAGCCCCAAGCGTTTGGCTGCATACATCCAGGTTTCAAATCAGTTGATGTTGCAATCTTCTAACAGCATCGATACTTATGTTCGTAACTGGCTCTTAAATGCCATGGCTCAATCTTTGGAAACTGCTGCTATTAAAGGCGGTGGATCTAACGAGCCTACCGGTATCATTGCTAATGCTTCTGTTAACGTAACTTATGCAGGTGGCGCATCTTCTAACAGCACAAACGCTAACGGTATCGCTCCAGTTTGGGCCGATGTTGTTAACTTGATGAAAGCTGTTGAAAACGCTAACGGCGAGGGTGTTGCTTACTTGACCAACCCTAAGGTTAAAGCTGCTTTGCAAACTATCCCCCGTCAAGCTTCAGGCGTAGAAGGTAACTTTATTTGGCCTGCTGGTGGTGCTGAATTGAACGGTTATCCTGTAGCTACTTCAACTTTGGTTCCTTCAAATTTGTCTAAAGGTACTAGCAGCACTTTGTCTGCAATGATCTTCGGAGACTTCTCTAAGATGGCAATTGCTTCTTGGGGTGGTATGGAGTTGACTGTTGATCCTTATAGCGGAGCAACAGCCGGCTTGACCAACGTAGTGCTTAACGCTTACTTGGATTGCAACTTGTTGCAGCCTGCCGCTTTCGCAGTATGTAAGGACATCGTAGCCTAATATTCTGCCCGCTTGGGGGCGTTAAAGTTCCAAGTGCTAGGGGTGGTCTTGATTGCACCGCCCCTGGGCCAAATATGAAGATCAAATTTGTTGCGAACCCAACAGGACAATTTAACCTCAGTTACAACGCTGGAGAAGAAGTAATCATGGAAACCAAACAGGCAATGCTTTTAATTGAAGCTGGAATGGCTGTTGAAATTCCGGCATTGACTTCAGCGCAAAAGCCTAAAAAAGTCAAGCCAGTTAATCCCGAAACAGAATTAGACGCAGAATAGAATCATGTTTGTTGCACGCAATTATATCGCTTATACACACGCCGCAACCGATTATTTATCGCTTGCAGATGCCAAGACGCATTTGCGTGTTACATCATCATCAGATGACACATACATCAGCGGTTTGATTGCAATGGCGCTGGATGCATGCGGTCAATATTTGGGTTATTCAGTACGCAAAGGAACGGCCAAATATGGATTTGATGGGTTTACAGGATCTCCCGCTTTGATTAACCCTGTGAATGGGTTAAACATACCATCCGGTAACTATTTGCGCATCAATTCACGCGTTTTGGCGGTCAATTCCGTTTCATATGTGAACGATTCACAAGTTGTAACGGCATTTGATGCTGCTGATTGGATTTCAGCACCAAATCCGATGGGGTTATTTTCACGCAATATTTTCATTGAAAATGCGCCATCAAGTGTGACTGATGATTCGATTAAATACATTGTTGAAATAACCGAAGGTTTTGAATTGGCAAGCGCAACTGGTGTGAATCCTGATACATTGTTCCCGGCATCAATTAAACACGCCGCATTGTTGTTGGTTGGTCAATATTATGATAATCGCATGGCCATCACCGTTGGCGTTCAAAACAATCCGATTAATTTTGGTTTTCAATATTTGTTAGACCCTTACAAAATTAGCGTGATATCATGAATGCCGGATTGATGGATGAATTGGTGACTGTCCAACAGTTTACAACCACCACGGATTCAAACACCGGGGAAAAGTTGCAATCGTGGTCAACATATTCATCACCGTGGTCACGCATTCAAGAAGGCGAATCAGGTTCAGAATCCGTTGATTCCGACCGCCGTGAAGCAAAACAAACCGTGACATTCACGATGCGTTATGATTCAGGCATCAACCCCAAAATGCGCATTGTTTGGGAAAACAAATACTATAACATCATCAACATCGCGGATTTGGAACGCCGAATGTATTTGAAAATTCAAACCGAATTGGTACAATGACAAAAACAACGGCATATTTTCATAAAAACAAATTGGCGTTGGATGAATTCCGCAATATGCAGATTGATTCACCCGTTATGGGGCAATTTATCGAGCAAGCTGGACGGATATTTATCACATTGGCAAAAGCGAAAATCAATGTCAAAACCGGCAATTTGCGCAATTCAATTGGATTCATTGAACGCGACAACCGTGGCAAAGGCCGTGCATTTCGTTTGATTGGTGCGCGTGTTTATGGGCCTTACAAAGGTTTTCACGCACATTTGATTGAAGAAGGAACGGCGGATCGCACACCGATGCGCAAAAAGAAAACAACCGCATCAGGCGAAAAGCATGGAAAGAATATTGGCCCAGCCCGGCCTTTCATGCGACCAGCTTTTGATGCTGGGAAAAATCTATACATTGAGGCAATGAATAGATTGGTGACAAAATATTTAGAAGAAAAAGCAAAAAAGGCTGGGCTACAAACAAAATAAAAAAATAAAAAAAATAATATCATGGCAAGCACAGGAATCACAAACGGCACGCTGATTGCAATCTACAAAGACATCAGCGGCACATTGACCAAAATCGCAAACGCGACATCAAACGACTTTTCAATCACCAAAGACATGATTGAAACCACAAACAAAGATTCAGCCGGAAGCAAAGAATACATTGCTGGCGAATATGGGTACACCATGAGTGTTGAAGGTATGTTTGAAGAAGATGCAAGCGTTGGCGCTGGGATCAGTTGGAAAGAAATCATCACCGATTTGTTGGCCGGAACAGCCGTGACAATCGTGATGACATCAAATGTATCAGGCGATTTGAAATTGAGCGGAAGCGCATTTTTCAACGAACTGAATTTAACAGCACCACACAATGATGTTGCTACGTTTACCGCATCAATTCAGGGAACAGGCGCATTGACTGTTGGAACTATCTAATTTGTAAATTGTTGCGTATATTCGCAACATGAACGCAATTACAATCGGGGGTGTTCAACACCCCCTTTTTTTTAACATGCGCGCCATTGAAAGCATTATGGCCGAATTTAACTTGGAGGATTTTTCACAATTGGGCGAAAATATGTCATCCAATAACATTGCTCATTCATTAAAATTTGCGCGTTCTTGCGCATTTTATGGCATTCAATCTGGGTGCAAAAAACAAGGAAAGCCATTTCCATTTGTCGACATTGATGATTTTGCGGATGCTATTGAATCGTTCAGCGAAATTGAACCAGTTATTGCTGAATTTACCAAAGCAATCGAAGAATTTTTCAAGCCAAAACAAGGCACATCGGAAGGGGTGGGAACGTAGATTCGGGCAAATCTGAACCCCTGACATTTGCCCGATTACGCGAAATCGCATTTGGCGAAATGGGGATGGATGAAGCATCGTTTAATGATTGCCATCCAAAATATTTTCGATTGCGCTTGTTTGGGATGAGAAATTCCCAGGAACAACAATACCGCAATCAATGGGAATTATCACGATGGATGGCCGCAACAATGATTTCCCCACATT